GTAATATCTTCAGCTTCAGGAAGCGAGAGGTGCAGCCGACACCGCCAAGTGGTGTGCAGGGTGTGCCGTCGAGCACAATGGAGCAGAAGCCAGAAGTAAAAGGAGGCAGCTTCGAGGAAAGAATTGTGTATGTTGCCAACCCGAAGATGGCATTGTCGGTTTCGCCAGTATATCGTGCGATTCAGCTGATGATGGACACATTGGGCGTGATGCCTGTTCAATACAGAAAGAAGGACAGCGAAAAGGGGAACTTTACCGAAGATATGCGGGGACTTGGCAAACGCATCAACTACCTCTTGCAAGTTGAACCGAACCCGATAATGACGGCTGCCGACATGTGGAAACTGGTGACGTATGACCAGCGGATGCGCGGAAACGGTTTTGTGTATATCGAGCGCGACGAGTTCGGATTCCCCTACCGTCTGTGGCTGTGCCGGCAGGGTGAGTACAACCTTGTAACTGGCCGCTACAACTTTATTCAGTACCTCTCTGATAGCGGTTACATAGACGTTGTGAACGTGAACCGCGATGATGTGATGCACTTCCCCAACACTTACCGATACGACAATGGCTTCTGGGGAATGCCAACGCTTGACTTTGCACGTGGAGACCTGAACCTAATCAAGACGCAAAAGGCACAAAGCCTCGAAACGGCTGCAAAGGGTGGTCGTGTGAAAGGCTTTATTAGCGAAGAAAAGCCAGCGACAGGCCAAGGCACGCTTGCTTTTGGTATGTTCGGAAGGGAGGAAAGCGACAACTATGCAAAGGAAATCAACGACAAGGTGTACCGCCAGGACATCACTGCCCTGAGAGGCATGACGGGATTCCAAAACATCTCGATGACCGCACAGGACATGCAGATCATCGACCAGTTGCAACTCTCCTACGACGACGTGGCCCGTTACTTCGGTGTACCCCGCCCGCTGCTTATGCTCGACACGAACAGCCACTACAACGACTATCAGAATGCGACGATGGAGTTCCACACGCGAACCATCCTGCCAGAAAAGGCAGACCGCGAAAAAGAGATATTCCGCAAGCTGATTGGCTTCAAGGACTACGGCTACCGCGACATCCATATCTGCGAGAAGCCGCTGCTGGCGATGGACCCCGAACGGCAGGCGAAGGTGGATCAGTTGCTGTTGCAGAACGGCACGAAGACCCCGAACGAGATTCGTCAGGAGCACGACATGCCAGCCGTGGAGAACGGTGGCACGCCACTGGCTTCGGCTAACCTCATGACGCTCGACGCGCTGATTGCAAAGAGCGAGGCGGCGACCACGCTGAAGCCGGGCAATTACACCGTGGCGCAACCCGCCGAGGAGGGCGAGGGCGAGAAGTGAGAAAAACATCGTCACGTGACAATCTCGAAACTGCGACGTGGCAAATAAAATCTGCCACGTGACGACCGAAAACTGGCACGTGCCAAAAATAAATCGGCAAAAGCCATTTTGAAAATGGCAAAAGCCAAATTAAAAACGGCAAAAGACAATGGATATGACACCAAACCCGACACGAGAGGAAATCGAAGCCCTCGAAAGAGAGATTCAGAAGAAGAAGCACATACGCCGCGCTGTAAACCCAGAAAGGGTTTGTGAGCGATAAATATAGACAATAAAAAAAAAGATATGAAACAGACAAGATTCATCCCCATCGAGGACTGCGGATTGCAGATTCGTGAGCCGCAGGAAGGACAAGCGGAGAGTCGCACCATTGAGGGAACGCCAATCGTATTCGGAGTGCGTTCAGTGAATCTCACACCTTGGAGCGAAAGCCGCGAAGTCTATGAGGTGCTGGAGCCTGGTTGTATCAGCAACGACCTTTTGCAGCGTTCGGATGTCATCCTGAACCTGAATCACTCCAACATGGTCCCCGACGTGCTTGGTCGCTGTCGTAACGGCAAAGGTACACTCTCGCTCGAATTGCGGGAGAACAAGATAGGTTGCCGCTGCGACTTGCCAAACACAAACAACGCCAACGATGCACTCGAACTGATGCGTCGTGGTGACATCACCGGCATGAGCTTCGCTTTCGAGGACGACTGGCAGGACACCGAGAATGGCGTGAGCTATGAGCGCACAGGCGAAACTCGTAACGGAAAGGAAGTGTGGCTGCGCCATGTTAAGCGCATCACAGGCTTATACGACGTTGCCATCGTTACACATCCGGCATACGAGCAGACATCAGTTGCAACACGCGAGGCAAGCGACCGCATTGACGCTGCCATTGAAGCACAGATACAGCGCGAGTGTGGCGACGATGACGAGGCAAAGCGCAAGGCTGAGGAAGCCGCTGCAAAGGCTGAACAGGAGAAGCGCGAACAAGAAGAGCGCGAACTGGAGGAAGCCGCAAAAGAGCATGAGCGCGAGATGGCAACAATGCGCCTGTATCATCGCGCCCAGCGAATGAGAACAGAACAAGAATTAGAATCACTTATTTTTTAACCCTTAAAACGTTTTAGGAAATGAAAGAAATGACTAAGACACAGATTCAGGAGCGTCAAGTCGCTTGCTGGAATCGTATCGACGAACTCGACGAGGTGAGCAAGACCCGCGAGTTGACCGCCGATGAGCAAAAAGAACAGCGTTCTCTGATTGACGAGAGTGCTAAGTTGTCAACCCGCGCAAAGGCTCTCGCATCCGACGTTGAGCTTGCCAAGATTCGTGAACGCGAAGAGAAAGGCAAGAAGCTGCGTGAGGAAATTAAGAGTTGCGGACTCGAGAGGCGTGCAGCCAACGCAACGACCATCCTCGCCAACGCCATCACAACTGGCGACGACCAGAACGCGACCGCTAACCTGGAGGCAGGTGGCTTGATTCCTGTTGAGATTAAGCCAATCATCGACACCAAGGTTCCAGGCATTGAACTGCCCGACGACCTCGTGATGTTGACTGGTGTGACTGGCACTCAGGTCATCCCTTACAGCATCAACGACGTGAAGTTCACCGTTGAAGGTGAGGTGTCGAAGGTGGCAGAGCAGGCTCTCGACTTCGCCAACACCAAGTGCTATCCCCAACGTGTCGCTGCAAGCGTTCCAGTCAGCTTCCGTGCTATCGACAACGCCGCATTCGACATCATCGCATTCCTCACCTTCAAGTTCCAGAAGGGCTGGGCAATGTTCCGTGCGCTCCACGTTTACGCACATGGTGAATATACCAAGTTGCAGTCTCCTTTTGCAAAGGTAACTGTCAAGGAGCTGACTCTCGATGCAAACATCGGTAAGAACCTCGCAAAGGAAATTGCCGAAATGTACGACCTTGGCTTCGAAGGCGATCCAGAGGTTATCATGGACAAGACAACCGAGGTTGACTTGGCATTCACCAAGCTCATCCCTGGCACCACCGACAGCAACCGCACCGTTGTTCAGGATGGCCGCTGCGTAGGCTACCGCATGAAGGTGTCTCCTTACATCGACTATGCTATCAACTCCAGCGGTGTAGCATCTAAGGATGCAACCTACCGCTACATCGGTATCGGTCACTTTGGCTACCTCCAGGAGCAGCAGCATGGTGAGCTGAGGTTCAACATCGACGGAACCAGCCAAGAAAACTTTGACCGTGGCTGCGTAAGCGTGGGTATGTCCACAGACTACTCTCTTACTGACTTGTCGGCTCTCGTGAATGGCGGCGACGCTAACACTCCGCACAAGCCACAGGCCTTCAAGCTCATCAAGTTGATTGAACCTGCAAGTTCTTCTGACATCGACTAATCTTCTGGTCATAGTTCCAGATCGCTTCGGCGGTGCTGAGAGATAAAAGCCTTCACACCGCCGGAGCATTTACCAAAAAGCAGCAATGAAAACATTCGCAGAAATACTATTCGACGCGCTGAAGGCAGACGAAACGCTGATGGCTCTCATTGGCAATCGTATTGTCTCGACTTGCTTCGAGGTTCCGCCATACGAAACCGACAACACCGAGCTGCCAAACATAATCATCACCGACGACGGCTTCACAGCCAACGAATCGACGAAGGACTATGTGTGGGAAGGTGAAGAGGACAACGTGATGGCTGCGATTGATGTTGCTGCAAACAGTCCTTGGGAGGTGAGCAAGCTCGTCAGCATGGCTCGTCAGGCCGTAGAGAACTACATCGAAAGCCTCTACGAGCAAGGGGAAGATATTCCAACGTTGCAACAGGGCTCGCCATCTTCGCAAGGCCTTGACTGGGACTGGGAAAAGCCATGTTACCATCAGGCAGTAGTGTATCAAGCAATAATGCCAAAATATATCTACAACGATGAGCAAGAAGAAAACTAATCCGCTCGACGAATTGACGCAGAATGGTGAAGTCATTCTCACTGCCGAAACTCACGAGCAAGTCATGGAAGACGCAGCCGCACTGATTGAGGAGCTCGGAGGACAGGCTTACGTCTGCCTCGCTGCCAAGACTGCGGATGACTCTCACTACGCAAAAATCAAAATCAAAACTCAAAATCAGGAGGAATAAACTATGGGTGTAATTAAAGGCCAGAACCTTCGTGTCT